AGCTTTAAGCTCTCTCGTTCAATACGAATTTTTAACTGTAAGCTTTCTAATTGATCATTCTGTTTATCGGTAATTTTTTCAACTTGTTCCGCAAGTTTTCTTGCATTTTCAATTGCTTTTACAAAGCTACCGTTAAGTGCGGCTTGCGCATCACGAGCTAATGCGGCAAGTTGAGCTTGCCTACCTTCGAGTTCTACTCCTGATCGTTGCAATGCTAATGCCTCTTTACCAATTTCATATGATTGTAACAGTCCTGCAATTCGTGCTCGATCAGCCTCGTTTGAATCAAGAGCTATGTCTAATAAATTCCCACCGAGTGTTTCTTGAAGTTTAAACAATTCAGTTAATTTCTCTGATGCTTTAATTTCTGCAGAGAAAGTCTCTCTAATTTGTTTGCGTGTACTTAAAATAGCAATTTGAGCCTGTGCTTCTCTATCTAACCCGATTAATGTACTCTGTACAAGGCTTAAACTGTCTTCAAGTAACTCTTTTTTTATTCCAGAAGATTTTTCTATCTCTTTTTCAATCGTTGAGATTTGGTTTAAAATGGCACCACGTCTTTTTTCTATTTGTTCTAGAGTTGCATTACCATTATTCAATGAATCTAAAAGATTAAGTGATAGTTCTTGTAATTGAAGGTTTCTGATAGCAGCCTTATTAATACCGATTGCTTCTTCTCTAGCCTCACCAGTTAAGTTTTTGTAATCTCTTGTTTTAATAGCTGCTTGAGCTAATAGTCCTGGAAGCTGTTCTGCACCTTGTAATAAAACAGTTCCATCACCAGCCAGTTCAACCTGATCAATAGCTGTTTTTAATGTACGTCCAGTTGCTTCTGCAAAGTCACTAATTACCTGTAGTTGTCCAGCAGTAATGCCTGTAATATCACCAAAAAGATTTGCAAATAATGCTTTTGCGTCTTCTTGAGAAACTTCAATACCGTCTGAAACCAGCTGTGACCTAAAAGACAAGGCAAATAAATCAGCACTTGCAGTTGCTCCAGATTTTATTGCACCTTGAAGTGCTTTAGCAACAGCATCTTCTGGTATTTCTTGTATCGCATTATAATTTCCAGTAAAAAACGCAAGTGAGTCTATGCGTTTTCCTGTGATAAACAACGCATCATTAGCTTCAACTAAACTATTAGCAATTTCTTTTGCAACTTTTGCCTGTTGAGAAGCTTCTTTAGTAATACCTAACCAGCGTCTAATTGTTTGGATAGAGTTTTTAAAAAATTCTGTAACAGGCTCTAACCACCCAAAAGCTTCAAGTATTGTAGAACCTACAGCAACAATTATAGAAGCAATAGTAATAAAAGTACCAATAGCTGCTACTACACCTAAAACTGCTCTACCAGCGGTAGCAATAGACTTACCTAAAAAAGTAATCGAACCTGCAGCACTTCTAGCAACAGGACCAGATGCTTTCAATCTTGAATTTGTAGAATCTAGAACAGTGTTAAAGCTTGTTTGTCTATTTTCAAGAGCTGTTAATTGCTTTTCGAGAGTTATAGTGCCACGACCTGCAGCTCGTGCTGTTTCAATTTGTTGTTTCTTTGCTGCAATAGACTTATTTACAGAAGCAAGTTCTACTTCTGTAATATCACGCAGTTGTTTAATCTGGGTTGTGTTAAGAGTAGCTGCTCTACCTCCTTCAATTAAAGAATTAAAAGCAGCTCTATTAGCTTCTGAAACGCGAGCTTGATTTAGTCTTATCCCATCTAACGAAGTAGAATATTTGGCATTAGCTTGTGTGGCTTTTTTAGTAGAAGCGATTGAATCACCGATTTTATCACCAAAAGATTCAGCACCGTTTGAAACTTTAGATAACGATCCTTGAAGTTCTACAAGTGCTCTACCAAATACAGCACGAGCTAGAATACCAAAACTTGCGATAGCGGTTACAGGTTTGCCTAGTGCTTCAACTAGTGGTTGAATTACGCTTGCAATAAATCCACCAACACTGATGCCAATATCAGACAGCGTTGCGACAAGTGATTCTAAAGATTCGGCAGTAGTTTCGGCAGAGGTGTCGATGGAAGCAAACTTTTCAGAACCTTCTGCTGCGACAGCATTAGCAAATGCTTGTCGTTTTTCAAAGGCTGTAAGTTGTGATGCTACTTTACCGATTGATGCTGCATAAGCTTCAGCAGCAGGCTCAATACGGACAAAAATACCAAGTTCGTCAAGAAGTTCGGGTTCAAGCTTTGTAACACCACGAACTAAACGGTTAAAAGAATCAGTTAGATCTCGACCAAGAGCACGAGAAGCACGAAGTGAAATATCTGCAAGTTGTTCAATTTGTTGCCCACTAAAACCAGAAGACAAAGCAAGGTTAGCAAGTTCAGCTGCTTGAACAAGTGACAATTGACCTTTTGTTATTTCTTGAATAGAGCGAATAATTTTAGGACCTTGCTCACCAACAGCAGAAGCAAGAGCATTAACACCAGTTATAGTTTGTTCTGCACGAGCTGCACGATTTAAAGCTTGAAAAGCAGCAGACAAAGCAAAGATTGTAGCAGCTGCTCCAGCATAAGCTCCAACAAGACCGCCCAGACCTTGAGCCTGAGCAGAGAATTGACGGCCTGATGATGCAGAGGTTTGTCCTAAACGCGTAGTATTACGATCTAAGCGTTGAGCAGATTTACCAGTATTATCAAGATCCTTACGAACCTTGTCAAAACCTTCAGTTTTACCTTTTAAAGTAGCGATTGTACTTTTACTGCCAGCCACTTATCTTCCTCTCTGCACTTTTGAAAGCGAGTCTTGTTCTTTTCGTTTTTGAGCGTAGTAACTACTCATTTCTGATTCGCCTGCACGTAATAACTCAAATACAGCTCGACGATCTTCTATCTCATATATATTAAAGATAGCTTCTAACCCTGCATAGTCTTTACCCATCCAAGTTCCACTCATACCTTCCCATTTATCAGGTAGTGCGTTTAAAACTACGAGTGCTTGTTGAGCTTCTAATGAAAGAGTAGATGGATCTATTGGAATATCTTCTTCACGAGGTTCCCAACCCATCTGCTCACACATCTCAAAGTACTGATCTGCATTCATACCTCCGCCAAAAAGTGAGTTGCGAAGGTAGTCAGTTAGTTTTTTGCGTCTGTCTCAGCTTTTTGTTTAGAAAACTGTTCAAAATCATTCATCGCATCTGTAACAAATTGATCAAATACAGTAGATGATTTCAATAGTTCTACAGCTTCTTCTTCACTATAATCGATATTTTCATTAGCGTCCATTGAAGAAATATCAACAGGAAGAAGAACAGGAAGGTGCTTTGCTTTAAGCCCTTTCCATCCAACGATTGCTTTTTGAGCATAATGCTCCAAAAACTTGTCGTTATCAACTTCTTCTTCACGCTGGCGTGTACGTTTATTAAATTTATAACTAAGAGATGCGTTGCGAATTTTCATTAGATCTTCACGTGTTAGATAGCGAAGATTAACTTCAAAACCATCAATATCTGGGAACTCTACCCAGGTAGTGGTTTCTTTTGCAACAAGATTTTTAATTTTACTCATGATTTCCCCTCATAAAAAACGAGTGCCCATTACATATCTGCTTCTCAAAGGTGAGGGGGAACCTTGATTTGCAAGTAATGGGCACTCTTCTGGTAAAAAGTGTTAGTGTTCCCCCTCAGAAACACTTAATAATTAAGATTTAGCAGCAAAGATGGTTACTTCACCACCATTGCCTTTGTTAGCAGAAGTTTCCTGACCAACAAAGTTAACTGTCATTGAAATGACGTCTTCAACAGCGATTGCTGGAAACTCAAACTGACACGCATCAAGCTGGAAAGCAACATATGGTGCTGTTGCTCCACCGACGATCAGGTTAGCGTTTGAAGTTTGTGCAGAAGCTGTACGAGAGTCATTTTGAATATTTCTAATAAACTGAGCTGACTCATTATCGCCAGAACGAAGATACATTGTAGCAGAACCTGTTACAGCACGTGTGCCAGTAAACTGACCAATTGGCTCATTCAGATTTGCAAGTTCTTCTGGTGTTAAGTAGGTAATGTTGTTATTATAGTCAAAGCTAAGAGCTGTAACTGGGAACGTATACTTAACATCTGCTCCACCAGCTGAAGGCTGATGATGGAACTCAATAGCACTCAAACGATTCTTAATGAATGAGTTAGTTCCAACAGAACCAGCAACATTCATCTGGTTATATGGATGATAGTGAGCTGTTACTGTAGCTTCACTCGCATTTGAGTTAGCTGTAACGGAAGAACCATCATTTAGAATACCACCAAATACTGAAACAGCATTATCACGTGGAGTGCCTGTTAGTTCTTTCATTGTTGTACCAAAACCAGTCCAAGTTGTGGTAGCAATTTCTTCAATACCTGCATCAACAGATGCCTGATTAACAGTAGCATTTGAAACCTGGAAAATTACGTTATCAAGTTTAAAATACATATGGTTTTCAACAGCTGTTGAGAAGTTTGAACGAGTTGAGTGTGATCCTGTACCAGCAGCGACGTTTACAGTGCGAAGTCTTCCGCCTGTTTCCCAAACAGATTGCTCAGTTACACCTGAAGCAACTTTTGTATTAGATACCATTGACTGCCACATAAACCAGTCAGCAACTGGCTTTACGTTACCAGTTTGTGTTGATCCTGCATCAGTTGAATCTGCAGCCGCACCAGTTACAACACCGGTTGGGCGAAGATAAACCTGAAGATTCCAATCTACTGGGTTAATAGCAGTGTTAAAGCGCTGCTGTGAGCGATCAGGGTTTGTTCCTGATTCGAGGCTTGTAATGTCCTGAGTAGCAGCAGTTGATGTAACGGCAAAACCAGCTAACACTTCAAGTTTCCAAGTGTTTTCTGGAGTCATAGCAGTAACAGCCGCACCGTTCACCAAGTCAACAGTGGACATAAAGACCTCAGAGTTTCTTTGTAAATTAAGAGATGCCATCCCTTTCTCCTTATCCGTCTAATCTATAGACTATTGTTAGTTCAACCTCTGCTAATCCGTATGGAGTGGCTAACCCCTCATCAGAAGTAATACTATCTATTGTTATATCTAGTATACCTTTATCAGGATTATCACCGATAGAATAAATGACATGCTCAATATCTTGAGTGATATCATCCACGAGGCTTTGAGAATTATCTTCTCCAAATACGTATGCTCTTATGGTAGCGTCTAAAGTTGCTACCGTCAAACTTTTAGAATTAAAATCTCGAAGTTCGGTACCAGCGCTTACGTATAACGCTGGAAAATCATTTACCTCATCTAAAAACTTTATTCTACGATAAACGTTAGAAAACAAGTTCTGAGTATAGGTATACGAAGAATTGAAATCAGATGTTTCACCGTCAATCTCTTTTAATTGAGCAACAATAAAATCAATTATTTCTGTTCTGCGTGATTGAGGCATTTTTAACCACTCTGCTCTCTTCTATTATTCGGGTTAATGTATCTATGAAATCTTCCTACAAGTGTTCTTATGGCTGGTCTTAATCCTGATTGAACTATCAACTTATCAACATCTCTTAAAGAACCATCATAAACATTATAAATAGGATCAAATGTATATTTGATAATATCATTTTTTTGATTATACTGTAAAATTCTAAAAGAATCAACTAATCTACCTGTTCTATAAGTAAGAACGTCAGGACGTGCAGGAGGCGGTCCTCCAGGAACACCTGTGGGCATCTTTTCTCTAAATAACCGACGAGCTAACGCTTCTATCTGAGCTATTGAAACTTGTGATTGTAAATCTTCTCTTGGTTGAAGCTGTCTTTTTCGTGCCTTAGCTCTTGTGCCAGCTGAGATAGTTCCAGGCCCACCTTGTGATTTAGTGTTAATATTTAAGAAAAAAGGACGTCCAGCTGATTCGTCAAACTCTTTAATTATAAGTAGTAATTCAGCAAAAGCATTAACAAAACCGTAGTCTGTAGTTGCCCCAGCCTTTTTAAGTGCTGCAGCACCATCACCTCTTACATAATATTCAAGTAGATTCTGTGAAAAGTTTTCCCCAGTAGCTTGTGCTACTTTAGTTGAAATATCTACTAATCTATCCTTAATAAACTTTTCAGCTGCAGAAGTAGCTCGTATAGCTACAGTCCCTTTTCTGAATTCTAAAAATAAGAATTTGCGTCGTCTTTCTTTATTACTACCTGAAAGATTAAACGCTTTAGCTAACCCAGGAGCTGCCTGTACCGAAGCTTTTCCATCTATGGTAGTTATTAGTAAATAGTTTGCCATTTTTTGTTCAAACTGTTGAATAGCTCTATTTCTAAAGTTTGTTTGTGAGGGAGATTCAAACCATTTCCATAGCTCATCAGTATTATTAAGAGTTATGTTAGTAAGTTTTGGAGTTCCATCTTTATTAAAAAGAGGTTTTCCATCTTTTGTTGTAACTTGTTTCTCCCCAGATATAGCTAAAAGTCTTTGTCCTTCTTCTGTATCACGTCCAGGAGCTAATCCAGTAAAAGTTGTTTTAGATTTAGCTCTTGGATCTGCTTGCTGCTTAATCTCGATTGTTCTAAATCCTTGACGAGTTACATCACTTGACGCAAATTGAGAAGCAAACTCTTTGCCTACTAAAGTCTCTAAATCTTCAATTGAAATCTCAGTATCAGGAACAGACGCAGGATTAGCATAGGCAGATTGATTTTTAGGTTCACCGTAAAAACCACGAATTGCTGGAGGAAATCTTTTAGGGCCTTCTCCACCTGCAAAAAAGTTAGACAACTTTTTTTGATCTAACATCTTAGCTCTATCAGCAAGACTGGCTTTATACTTACCAGAAGAAACTAACTTTACAGCTTTATTAAAATCAGCTTTTTTAGCTCCGCTCTGAACTATACCATCAAAAATTAAGTTAATATTAAAACGAGGGCCTTGAGCCATTAAGAGATAATCCTATATAAATCTAAGATACGACGAATGTGAGGAGGAAAGTTTCCAGCAAGAGGATAGTTGTCACCTCGTTCACCTTCAAATGAGAAACCTTTCTTTTCTTGATCTTGTTTATAAATAAGTTTAATCATATCAAGAGTAGCTAATTGAATGT